AAAGAATATATAGATCAACATTTAGAAGAAAGCGAGGGGAAATAATGAAAGTTTATTCAAGAAGATTTGTAATTGATGTTTATGATGATAACTTACATCTTAATCATCTTTTATATTGGGATAAGCCAGTGAAAGAATTTTTTGATAGCTATCAAGTAGAAATTAGAGAGCTTGAAGAAAATGAAGCAATAACAAAAGAATAGGGGGAATAATGACAGATAGAACAAGGCATGAAATAGACTTGATTGATAGTGCTAACAAACAAAGAACATATGAAAAAAAGAAAAAAGCATTAGAGCAACTTCAAGATTTATTAAAAAACTATAGCTCTGACACCTTAATTGATATGATTATGAAAGAAAGTCAAAACAATAAAAAATGATTGAAGTATTAATTATCGCTGATCTATTATTTTTAAGCTACTATTTATTACAATGATTATATTTAATAAAGCAATACACAGAAAGAAAGTAAGACTATTTATGGTTTTATTTATAATACTATTGACAATATTGTCAATATCAGTAATCTTAATATAGAAAGAGAGGAACTATGCAAATACAAGTTACAAATGAAGATATAAAAAAAGGTGAGCCAGGAAATTGTGAATCTTGTGCTATATCACAAGCATTAAAAAGATATTTTAAAACTAATAAAACTTATACAGAAATAGATGAATATACTGGAAGTGTTTTATTAAGAGTTAATGATAAAAAATATCAAGTAGATGAAAAGACTTGTATGTCAACAACAGATGATGATGTAAAATATTTTATTTCAGATTTTGACGCATTAATTGATCCTTATAGTTATCCAGAACCAGATCCAATAGAATTTGATATAAAAGAAATTAAATAAATGAATGAAAAGAATAAAAGGTTATTTAGAATACAAGCTAGACCTAGAATTATGTGGGGTAAATACCTTTGAAAAAGATGATAAAATTTGGCAAAGATACCAACAATATCTACAAGATAAAAAGCAAGATATTAAAACTAATTCCAAAGAACATAATAACAAGAAGTGATGCTCAAACAATATCGCAGACACTTTGGAATATAAAAAGGGAAAGAAGGTCTAATTGATTAAGTATATAATTATTTTAATCTTGCTGACTGGGTGTTCAGCAAAGGAACTTGACCTTAATCCCACAACAACAATACTAAAACAACTAATGAAAGAGAGGCAATAATGTATATAGATAAATATACTATTAAAAAAATAGGTAGTAAATATGATAGCAAAAAAGACAAATATATTAAAAATCAAATTGTCTTTGAAGCTGAAGGTGAAGAAGGTATGTCAGCTAAATGTTTTTTAAGATTTTTAGAAGATTTAGATGATGGTATTCATCATCATACTGGCTCTGATTGTCAGGTTAATATAGTTTTTAAAGAACATGAAAATAATTAATTAAAGGAGGATAGGGGATCATAGAAAGAAAGGTATGAAAGTGATCCCCTTATCCAGTAATATCCAGATATAGTGTTTAAACTTTTCTATTATACCTCATCTTGATTTCATTCACAATATCTTTCTCAAACTTATTATTCTTTTCCACACTTGTCCAATATTCAGCCACCATGCGATCCACATCCTTTTCTGAATAATTGTTGTTTCGTAGAAAGCTAATTAGTTTTATCAGGGGGGGGTGCTTAACTTGATTTTTACGATTTCTATCTATGGCTCTTTTGTATTGAAAATTAGAATGCTTTCTAATTTTACTTAATTCATACTTTATAGTTTCTATTGGAACATATTTCTTATTCATACTTACTAACTAGTTATATCTATATTACTAATTCTTTATTTAGGTACATTTCATGTACCCCTACCAGTACAAAAAATGTACTACCTAACTAACTTTATCCCCTTCTTATCCACAAATTTTTTCCTCATTTTATCCACATATATTTGTCTATGCTTATTAGACATAATCTTTCTTAATTTAAGATTGTTATTTAAAATAGATTGAAAGTTATCATCCCCTCTAAAGTAATATTTATTAGTTTTATTCTTACCCCTATTTTGCCATGTAATATAGCCGAATAATTGTAGCCTGTCCAAATGCCTAACTAATGTTCTTTTGTCTTTTAAACCCATTTTTTTTAAAAGGTAAGCATGACTAGGCACACACCCTCTTTTCGCAGTCTGAAGCCTTGTCAGAAGCATATAGAGGCATTTCTCATGGGAGGTAAGAACCTCATTATCCAATAAAGAATGGGGTACTTTTAAGAATGGTTCTAAACTAGCTTTCATCAAAGACTACCTTTGCATTAAAACTAAATGATATTCTTTCATCAGTATCAGAAGAAGAATGAAAAGGATATACAGCATGACGCAAAGATGAAGGAAATATATAGAAGTCTTTCAATATGGGTTGTAATAAATAGTTAGCATTTGTGAATATGTCCTCTGTACCTTCCATAAATTCAATAAATCCACCAACTGAATGATGAGGTTTGGTGTGTTTATATTCACTCATAGATTGTGGTAGCTTTATATATCCAACAGAAGAAATGTCAGGTGAAACAAAACGATCCTCAAAATGTGTATGAGTATGGCATGGATTAAAATCCCCTGACTTTTGTATATTATGCCATGCCGAAGTTATGATGACTTGACGCACAGATTTTTCTTTGTAATGGGATGTAGCATAGTGAACAATTAATCTATCAAAATATTTCTGTTTCCATTTTAACATTGTGTCATGGCTAATTAATAATTCTTTATATAAATTACCTGCCAATTTGTGTCCGAATTTATGTTCATCAACTAGTTTTGGGTCTTGTCTTATTTTAGATAAGTCATTAGAAAAATCTTTGACCAAATCATCAGGTAATTCTGATTTTAAAATTGTTGAGCCAAAAGGTTTTAACAAAGAACATTTAACATCACTCATTTTTAAACTCCTCTATTGGTTTAAGTTTATTAATATCAACAGACCAAACAAAAGGTCTTGTTTGTTTACCAAAGTTAGTCCAAGTGCCACATTTCTGACAATCTTTTGCTTGAATGTAGCCATGAAAATAAAAGGTTGGGGTATCATCCGATACATAGAAATAATAATCTTCAGCTTTAAATCCTTTTCTTATTATCAATGACTTGTAAGATTTGGAAAATAATTGTGATCTTACCTGAACTGGCTTATCATTAATAATTAAATCCTTACCTTGAAAGTTATTAACAGAATGTGTAAAATACGATTTCATAATTTTAGCCAAAGCCATCTCTGACAGACAACCTGAAATTGTTTTACCCCACTTTTGATACCTATCAAATGAAGCACCATGACCCCATTGTATATTAGCTTTTAGGCTTTCTGTTTCCCTGACAATCCCAGTAATTGCACCTGATAATATTTCTTCCCAATTTAAATCTACCTTTTCCAAAGACATTTATACTACATACACAATAAAATAAATAAAGCAAATAAAAGTATTGACTTATTTGTAAATAATATGTAAATAACCAAATCAGATGGAAGAAAGATTTACAGATAGAGCTTGGACAGAAGGTGATTTTAATAAAGCAACAAGCTCACCTAGTCAAACAGCATTAAGTAATTGGGTATGGTTTATTAAATATCATTTATCCCCACATCTAAAATTTAAATCAGAAAGACCATCAATAAGTTTTAAAACTGGTACATTTATCCATGAATGGTTTCAAAACATATTAGTAGGTCAGGCAAAGATTGAAGATGTAGAACATCATTTTAAAAATCATATAGATCAGTTTGAATTTAGTGAGAATGAAGGTATCAAAGCACAATTTATTTTAAAGTATGTTAAAGGCTATGTTGAAAAACACTTGGAGGCTATCAATGAAGTATCAGATAATTTTTCAAGTTGGAAAATAGAAGTACCTTTTTCTGACTGGTATGATGATAAATACATGGATCAAACATTAAATTTAGCAACAGAAGGTCAAATAGATTGTGTAAATGATAATGAATTAAAACAAACAGAACATAAAAATAGGTTTGGTAGTGTCAGAAAATCACCACTAAAAGTTAATAGAAAAGATACTAATATAAATAGAATTGGGGATTGGGTGTATTCTAAATCACAATTAATAAAACAACCTCAATTTACTCATTGCATACAAACTTCTGTGTATAGTAAGCATTTTAAAAATAAATATAAACCATATTTAATTTATGTATCAGAAGCTGATTAT